GAGCTCCATTATTTTTATCGCCCGGCTAGTTTAACAGCGGGAGCGGGAAGCGGAACAACTTGGTTGAGCGAAAATGCCGAGTTGTCTCTTCTGTACGGATGCTTGATAGAAGCTTATACGTACATGAAAGGAGAGCCTGATATCATGCAAGCATATGAAAAGCGCTTTACCGAAGCCGTTATTTCATTAAAGAACTTCGGTGAAGCTAAAGAAGTCACTGATGCGTATCGAACCGGACTTATCATTAGAGATAAAGCTTAATTTAAGAGGAAAGTAAAATGGCTATTTCACAAGCTATGGCAACATCATTCAAAGTTCAAATCCTTGGTGGAGACTTTGACTTTGCTTCGGGCACGTCACAGGTCTTTAAGCTGGCTTTGTACACTAGCTCAGCTACGCTAGGCGCAACTACTACTGCGTATTCAGCGACAAACGAAGTCTCAGGCACAGGCTACAGCGCAGGCGGCGGCACGCTGACTATCTCCGCTAACCCTGCTTCGAGCGGCACTACTGCGTTCTTGGACTTTGCCGACCTGACGTTTTCTACTGCAACAATTACTGCTCGTGGCGCGCTTATATACTTGGCTAACGGCGGTACTAACCCTGCGGTAGCGGTACTAGACTTTGGCTCAGATAAGACTTCTACTGCGGGCGACTTTACTATTGTCTTCCCTGCTGCTGATGCGGCCAACGCGATCATTCGGATTGCCTAGTAGATGGCTGATGTTACGGTCCCACTAGCCGGTTGGGGGTACAGCACTTGGGGTACGGATTCGTGGGGCGAAGGTAATGCCCTGCCGATTGCTACAGGTGAAGTTGGTTCCGTAACCGTAATTGAAGGCTTTGCGACGAATGTAGCCGTTACGGGGGTTGCCGCTAGTTTTGTAATTGGCAATATCGTCGTACAAGGCAATAAGAGTGGCTTGGTCTTAGGCAACGCCGCTACGGGTGAGGTTGGTAACCCGACAGTTACGGGCACCGCTGTATTCTCGGTCACGGGAGTTTCAGCAACGTCGGCGCTCGGAACTTCGGTGGCAAGTGCTGCTGCGGATGTTTCTGTTACTGGTGTTGAAGGCACAACCGCTTTAGGTGCGGCTAATGTCCAGCAAGGTGCGGGGGTAAACCTCGTTGGAGTCCAAGGCACCACAGCTCTAGGCACAGTAAGCGTTACAGCAGATGCTATAATCCCCGAAACCGGCCTACAAGCAACGTCGGCACTGGGCAGTGTTACTGTAGACTTAATCCAAGCGGTTAACGTGACTAGCGTTACGGGTACAGCAATACTTGGTCAAACTTCTGAAAATGGCGCAGGTATAGTCTCCGTTACAGGTGTACAAGCTACGGGACAAGTCTCAACAGTGCTCATATGGGGCGAAATAGTTCCGGGCGGCAACCCTAATTGGACGGAGATAGCAGCATGATAAAAGTAAACGAAGCAGCAACAGTAGGGGACGTAATAGACCCGAAACATGAAATTGAAGTGGTATGCGGTAACTGCGGATACGATCTTGACGAAGCCGAGCTAACCGCCGATACTTGTTCTGATTGTGGCGAGCCACTAAATTTGCGTCAGAATACAAAGATTTACGCAACCACAATTCCTGCTGCCGGTGGCAGCACACTAGTTTAAGACTGGAGAAAGACGATGGCGACCTATGTAAACAACCTCCGGTTAAAAGAAATCACAACCGGCGATGAGGACGGCACTTGGGGCACTAGTACTAATACTAACCTTGAGCTGATTACCGACGGTTTTAGCGCAGGCACAAAGCAGCTCGCCGCAGACGCCGATGAAACTTTTACTATGCCGGACGGCACGGCAGACGACACCCGCTCGTTCTTGCTTGCGTTTACTTCGGCTGTTTCTCTAACAGCGACTCGCGTGGTTACGCTTGGCCCAAACACAATCTCTAAAGTGTGGATTATTGACAACCTTACTACTGGCGGCCAGATTATTACAATCAAACAAGGCTCCGGTGCTACGGTAGACGTTCCAAGCGGCGCTAAAGTCATGATTGTTACGGACGGCGCAGGTGCAGGTGCGGCGGTATTTAATGCTAACCCTACAGCCGCTAGTGGCGGCACAGTAACGAGTGTAGGCGGTACGGGCACCATTAACGGTATTAGCCTCTCGGGCACGGTAACGGCTTCCGGCAACCTCACGCTTGGTGGTGCTCTGACGGGGGTCGATTTAACCTCACAAGTAACCGGGACGTTGCCTGTTGCCAACGGCGGTACTGGAATTACTTCTTTTGGCGCAGGCATTGCAGATTGGTTAGGTACGCCTTCTAGTGCAAACCTTGCTACTGCGGTAACAGACGAAACAGGTTCCGGACTTGTTGTATTTAACGTAAGTCCCGCGCTTACTAGCCCCGCAATAACAACGGGAATCAACGACGCAAATGCCAACGAAATACTTAAGTTTACGGCTACAGGCTCTGCGGTTAACGAAATTACGTTAGCAAACGCTGCCACTGGGGGCCACCCATCTTTATCCGCCACGGGTACAGACACTAACATAGGTTTAGATATAGCCCCCAAAGGCACTGGCGAATTTAATGTCACCTCAAGTTTTATGTCGGGTGTGTTTTCGGACCGTGTATCTGTTATTGGTAATACGGGAACATCGCAAACCATTGACTGCGACGACGGCAACGTATTTACTGCGACCCTAACCGGAAACTGTACCTTTACCTTAGCTACCCCTAACGGTATCTCTAATAGGGCTACGTCGTTCACGCTAATTCTTACTAATGACGCAACCGCATCTCGCACAGTCGTTTTAGCGGGCGGGACATTTAAATATCCGGGTGGATCAATCAGTAGAAGCACGGGCGCTAATGACGTAGACATTTGGTTCTTTTTCTCCCCAGATGGCGGGACAACGTGGTATGTAACAATACCCGCTAAGGATTTAACTACATAATTTAAGACAGCCTAGGAGGCTACTAACATGGCACTACCAGAAGAGTTACAAAACCAAGTCGATTACCAGTCGCAAATAGATAACAACCGAACGGCTAACCAGAATGCCTCTGACGCTAAGCGAGCCAAGCTAGAGGTTTTGCGTATGGCAAAAGAAATTGTTATGGAAAACCATAGAACGGCGGCGGCGGGGTCGGTTGTTGGCGCTACCGATATAACCGCTATGGCGACTACGCTTGAGGCTTTTGTAAATAGCTAATGAAATCGTATGCGTATTTTTCAACGCCTATATACCGTGAAGAACGGTCAGAGTGGGTAAAAGAAACGCTAAAGCATACGCAGAAATACTATGAACAAACGGAGCCATCGATAGTTAAACAAACTACGCACATGGCAAATGACCCCGATCTTGGGTACTTGACCTCTTATTTTCGAGATAAAGGCGTAAGTATTTTAAAGGATCAGGGTTATTTTACAGATGAGTATGAGTTTTATCTCTCTGGAATGTGGGGGCAGGAGTTTGCGTGTACTGGCAGTAACATTATGCACGTACACGGGGATAGCCAAATATCGGGTTTTTATTTCTTAGAAGTTCCAGAAGGCGGGTCGTACCCTATATTTGATGACCCAAGACCGGGCAAACGTATGGCTGACCTGTGGGCCTCGCCTAGTGACCAAGTTACAATGGCAACGCCGCAGATACACTTTAACAACGTGCAAGCGGGGACGATGATGTTATTTAACTCGTGGTTACCGCATATGATTACACCGAACCAATCTAACAATCCGACAAAGTTTATACATTTTATTCTGTCGCAAAGAAAAAGGTTTATTTGATGCAGCATTTGCTTGCTCCGCACGCTAGAAAGATAGAGCCTTTTGCGTGGTGGGATGACGCTTTTACTAGCGAGCAACTTGATTGGCTGCAACAAAAAGCTAAAGAAGCCACAGAATCGGCCAAGATAGGGGGTGGAAAAAGTGGAGAGGTTAACGATAAGGTAAGACGCTCCGAGCTTAATTGGCTAAACAAAGACCCCGAGTGTGCTTGGGTGTTTGAGCGTTTGGCTTACGTAGCAGCACGTTTAAATGCGGACTATTTTGGTTTTGAGTTAACGGGTTTTAGCGAGCCTTTACAGTTAACAAACTACGACGAGGCACGGCAGGGAACCTACGTTTGGCATCAA